CCAAGGTTAAACATCATGTTAGCAATAATTTCCTGAGCTTCCTCTGGTAAGTCTGCAAAGTCATCATAAAGTTTATTGCAGTCTGACAGCACTGATTCAACATCCTGTTCAAATGCTTCTACAACTCTGTCTTCACTTACTGGAGTGTCTACTGGTTCGCCATGTTCTGGATCTGATTCCCTAATCAAGTGTCCTATGCCAAACGTTGGATACCCTAGATGGTCTAAATATACTTTGTATACTACTCCTTCATCAACTTCTAGCTGTTTTCTTAGATTGTCTAAATTCATGTGTGTCACCTTGTTTTCGTGGAACTCTTGCTATGTTTAACATGCTCTCTAGCATTTTTTCTGTTTCTTTGTTTTGTCTATATTTTCTTGGACTTAATGGTACATGTGTAATAATATTTTGTGTAGTGAGTTTGAACTTTGGATCACGTCTTGTACCCTGATAATACTTCATAATCCATTCACTAGGCTTGATACCAGTAATGTTTTGTAAGTCTCCTATAAGACTCATAAACTTTTCTGGAAACCCTGTTCTACGCTCTGCTTCAACAAACACAATATAGTAACCAGGTTCTTTTTCCCCTGCACTGGTTTCAGCATCCAGTATCCAGGGATAACCTTTTTCTAAAAAGGTCTCTAAATCCTTGGCGGCTGCTTCTCCCATTACCATAAAGCTGCTTACAATTACCTGATCGTCACTGCCCATTTTAGGAGCAAATTCGTCAAAGTGTACCTTGGGTTGCACTCTGTCTACTAGATCGTCCCGCTCTAAACCTTCATTAATCTGGGTCATAGAGTTTCTCCAGGACCTATCTGTTGTTGAGCCATGATATCTCCGCTATCCTGCACACCTTGGTCATATGCTTGGTCTAGCTCACTCAAGTCTATTTCTCTACCCTCTAGCTCAACAAATCCTTCCGTAGCATCTTTTACTAGTTCTGCTGGCATTCTTATTTTAACTAACCATACAGGATCTTCTCTAAGTTTTGGCTTTTTTGTTCCTGGTCTAAAGTCGCTATAGTCTTCAACTTTGACAGGAGTTGCTAGTTTGTCTCGTTTATACTCAACAATAGCATTATAGCCAAGTAAACGCTTGCCGCCATCAGGATCAGGCATTAGTTTGTTAGGATACATAAATGTACATTCTACCCAGTGTTTTTCTTTAATTGGCCCTTCAACAAGTTCTCCACGCTTCCAGTTTTTGAAAGCATATAAATCTACTTCATCAAGTACACGCTCAAAATCCATGAGTAATTCTAGACTACTGTCACTCATGTATATTTTTTTAGTGTTTTCTATAACTTGTTTAATGTCCATAGTAATGCACCTGCCTTGTAAGTGTATTTATGCCCAGTAAAGGTATACTAGCATAGGAATTATGATGAAGAACTGAGGCAAGAAATTAAGAATAATTGCCTTTTCATTCCAGCGCCAGCCTACATATATCCATCCTGCTGCACCTATCATTTGTAAGATACTGTTCCAGGGTGTAATGCCAGAAACGTGCAGGACCATAGCACAAAGTATGGTCACTGCACTTGCATACTTTATGTATACTACCATTACTTAACTAGTTCTGGTTTGTAAACACTTTTAAGTCCAAACGCACTTGTGTTAAATTCAACAAGTGTTTTAAGAGCGTCCTCAGTTACAAATGTCATCAGTGTGTCACGTTGTTCATTGCCAGCAACACCAACTAGCCATTCGTAGTCGCCTACTTTAGCTTGGATAGCTTTTACACTTTCAGGATCACGTGTCATTGCTGTAAGTGTCTTACGCAAATGATCCAGATTTGGATTGCCCTTGCCTACCCATAGTGCTTTTTGTAAGCCATCACGGAAACTTTTAACTAATTTGTAAGCAGGATAGAGAACGTTATTGGGCTTTTCTCCCCATTGCTTTTCAAATAAGATTTCAAACTGATAGCCTGGATAGTTTGGATCATCAGCATGTGACCCATCCTTTTGTAGAATGCCGTGTGTAAACCAAAGTTGTGCATCCGCATTAGACTCTACGTGCTTCTTGTAGGCTGCTGGATTCTCTCTAGTACCGTTTAATTCTCCACGCTTGAATGCAAGTCTACGTTGTCCGCCACTCATGCCAGGTACCCAGGTTACTTTTTCATTAAAGCAGGCTGTGTATGCTGCCAAACTATCCAAGTTACCGCATAGTAACTGTGTCATAGCAAGTCCTTCCGGTACCATACCGGAACCTGCCGCAAATTTAATCTTTTCGCCCTGCTTGTAGTCTTTACGGATACCTGAAATAATATCCAGGTTCATTAGTCCTACACTGTCATATTCAGCATAATTGTAGTCTACTTTTTCCTGTAGGAAACTTACACCATTGCCACCATGCGATACCATAATAGTCTTTGGGTCGTTTTGTAGTTCATTATGGAACTCGTTAAATCCTGGAATGTCTCTAGCACCTGGAATGTGCTTGATAACAATTTTTTCGCCTAAGTGCTTTTCCCATTCTGTTGCAACAATCTGTGCCCAGACACTTGTACCACCACCTGGCTTCTGTGGCACAACAAGTGTATAATCAGCCAAGGCTACAGATGACCCAAAGCCTATTGCTATACTCAATACTAGTATATGAAATATTTTTTCTAAATAACGCATTTTTTTCTCCTATCAGGCGTAATCTATTGATCCCTTACGCCTTAAACTATATGCAAAGATACCCACGGTTACTAGCATAATTGCCATGAATATGGGTCTTGTAATTAAATCCCCTACTGTGTAAAGACTTGTGAGTTGTAGGGTAAAACTCTCAATTTTGTCTGCTAGTATAAAAGCCATTAACAATGCTGGTCTACTAAACTTATAGTGTTTACATAATATACCCAACACGCTAAATGCTGATAATACAGCAAAATCTTCCCATCCGCCAGTATACTGTAAGCTCGCCCAAACTATTACTAACAATAGTACTGGAAAATAATACTTGTAGGGTACTGTACAGATTCGTGTAATTGGTTTCATTAGTACTATGCATAGTACTGCTACTAGTACTGTTGCTGCTAAAAAGCCAAAGCTCATACTAGTAAAAAATTCTGTGTCTGCTGCAATGTCTGGTGTGCCCAGTTCAAAGTTTAGATACATGAACAATGCCATTAAAACTGCTGCAAAAGGAGCACCTGGTATACCAAAAAGTACTGTAGGTATCATGCTAGTGGCCTTTTGTGCATTGTTTGCACCTTCTGGTCCTATTACACCTTTTATGTTGCCATTTCCAAACTGTTCTTTAGGATTTGCTGCTACTGCACTACCGTATGCCATCCAGTCTGCCATTGCTCCACCAAGTCCTGGTAATAGGCCAATGAATGCGCCTATAAAGCCGCCACGTAATGCTAGCCAACGATGTTCCCATGTTGCTCTAACACCCAGCCAAAGTTCGTTGTGTGCAATACGTGCTGTACTTGTACGCTTCAAACCAGCAACTAGTTCTGGTACTGCAAACAAACCAGCAACCACCGGCATTAACTGTATCCCATCCTGCAAATAAAACCAGCCCGTTGTGAACCTAGGTTCGTTATTGGTTGGATCTACGCCTACTAGGCCTAAAAAGATTCCTGCACTAATAGCAACTAGACTTCTAATCCAATAACTATTGCTTACAAAACCAACTGTAGCAAGTGCAAGAACTATGAACGCCCACAGTTCAGGTATGCCTAATATCATTAGTAGGTTGCTATACCAGGGCAATAGTAGGAATACTAAACATCCCCAGAGCAACCCATTTACAGTGCTTGTTGTTACTGCGGCACTAATAGCATAACTTGCACGGCCTTGTTGTGCTAGTGGAAAACCATCCACCATTGTCGCAGCAGCACTATTAGCGCCTGGTATGCCCAAGAGTATACCAGTAAAACTATCACCCGTTGTACTTGCTGCAACTACTGCCATTAGAAACACTACACCTAAATAAGGCTCACTAACAAAGTAATGTATTACACCAAATAGCGCAACTAAACCTGTAGTAGCACCTGCACTGGGTATAATGCCAATTACAAGTCCGTAAAGAGTTCCGGCTATGAGTGCTATTAGGGTTTCCATGTTGCTACATAAACATCCTTGTGTTTTAATATTTGCTTCCATCTTAGATTATGCTTGCCAGCAAACTTTGCGATACAGACATTCATAGTTTCTATATGCTTACGCATACCTGCATCATCTTTGTAAAAGTTATAATTGGGGTAGGTAATATCCCAACCACCTGCTTGTTTCCACCAGTCAAAACTTGCTTCGTTGGGTCTGTATACAAGTGTAATCCAGGCATCGGGATATGTCTTTTTTATTAGATAGAGCTGATATGCCCACTCATGGCTCTTGTGTAACCTACAGCCAGTTCCGGTGTAGGGCGCATCCAAGTTTTTTGCTGAGAGGTCTGCAGGAAATTCCATGCCAGTGCCAAAATATGCACCAACATGTCCTGAGTACTCGCTATGTGAATAAGTGCGTTCGGGTGTGCGGTCTGATGTATCGTAGAGATCGTTAGACTCTATGTCTTGGCTAACGCCACTCCAGCGACTACCAGGCACCCCCGTGAAGAAATGTCTTCGGGGTA